TCGTGTAGTAGCACATCCCCGCACCGTCTCTACTAAGTCTGCTAGGCCAGTCGGTACAGGTAAAAATCCTAGACTTACGTGAAGAATACAACAAAAGGGGGGTTTTGCAACCCCCCTCCGTACAACAATTAGGCAGCGCCCTGAGATCCGTACATACCCAGCGGATCGGACCAGCCAAACGAGTAACGCTCGCGGGCCTTGTAACGTACGTTGCCAGTGTCAAAATCTCCGTCCATGGAGTTCTGCAAAGGCGTACGAACAAAGTGCTTCATACCGTTCGGAACGTCGGTCGTCAGGAACCAAGCATCAGGATCGGTCAAGAAGTGGTTAATGGCGTATCCCTCGGGGATCGAGCCATTGTTCTTGATCGCGTTGATGTCGTTATCTGCCGTAGCGACGCGCAGCTCGGTCTCAAGGAGTCGAGTTGCAACGAACTGCAATGCGGGCGGGATAATCAGCTTGCGGGGCTTAGCTGCGATCAGCAGGCCACGCTCGTCCGTCCAAGCAGCGATCTGAATAACGGCGGCTTCCAAGGAAGTCTCGTTCAGGTCGGCAGGCGTAGCCGGAATGTTGCTGTTAACACCACCAGAAACAAGCGGATGGCTGTCCGAGAACAGAGCAACGCCGTCGCCACCGGGGTAGCTGGACGAGAAGCCGTTGTTCAGAACGGAAGCAGCTTTAACCTGCTTGGTGTAAGCCATAGCACGGGCCAGAGCCTTGGTGTAACGCGAGCTGAGCGAGTCATAGAGGTTGTCCTCAATTGCCTCTTCAGTGATCGAGAAGCCCAGGGCGATGGTCTCGTGGTTATAGCGAGCTGTAAATGCCTCTTGTGCATTGTCATAAGCGATGGCAGAGCCTTCGTTCTTGACCGGTGCAGCAGAGAAGCCGGACAGCTTGGTTTCCTCTTCGAAGGAACGCTCAGAGGTCTCGGTTTCGTAGATCTCTTTGTGCTCTTCGCCGTAACGTGCGTACTCCATACCGAACAACGCGTTCAGGCCTGGGAGCAGCTCTTTCAGTAGTTGTGCGCGTGAAATAGCCATTTAAATTACTCCTTAAGCGCCAGTGGCGTTGTAATACGAGTGGAAGCCAAAGTTAAACTTGACAATCAACTCAGGGAACACAAGATTACCGCTCGAAATGTAGGAGGTGTCAGGCACCAGATCTACAATTCGCATTGCATATGTTTGGGTCGGGTTGCCCGAATCCCAGTACACGCCAATGCGGGAATCACCGGAAGTAGTATCACCAGTGTTCAGAACGAGCTGGACGTTATTGCCCAGAACGGTCTGCTGGAGAGGAGTAACAGTAAGGCCAGTTGTATCAGCAGAAGAACCAACCGAAACAACCTTAAATAGGGTGTCAGGATCGTCAACTACAATAGCAACTGCGTCTGTCACGCCGGAAGTAAATCCGGGCCAGTACTGCTGGAACACCTTTTGCTTCGTGGAGGGGTTGGTGTAAGAACAGCCAACGAAAACTCCAACAATGCCAGGAACAGCGGAAGTGTCGGTATCCAATGTACCCTTGATGATCGTGCCACCTGAGCCAATCATAACAACGTCGCCGTTAAACAGCGCGGTGTTATAGCTGACAGAAGCGGTGGTGATTGGGAGAGTACGAGTAGAACCGGCAAATACCTGTCCGCCGATCAGATTGATCGGCTGCAAACCATAAGGCTTGCTAACGGTAGGATAAGCCATTTAAAACTCCTAAAAGTTATTTAGAACCATTGCCAAACCCAACGCCTCTAGTAGTCGAAGATTTTTTCTCGCTAAATAGGGGCATACGTGGGTCACTTGAGCGCATAAAGTTGTTGTCTACAGACTCTATTTGCGCAGTAGCTTGTTTATTGAAGTATTGATTCCGTGAGTCTGCCAGTTCTTCCGGCATTGCACACAACATCAATCCGCCAATTTCAACATTGCCATTTTTGTTACCTGCGAGCAGAAGCTCGGGATAGTCAGAAGCACTGACTGGTTCCCATCCCTCACGCATTTTCTTAGATACGTTCGACGCATGCGACTGGCCGAGAAGCTCGGTTGCAATCCAGCGATGAACAATTCCAGGACGCTTATCAGGAACGGGGAGAGTGCTGGCAGGTACGTATGTCGTACGAGCGTCTCTCTCACGTGTTTGAAGGTTTCTAGGTGTGCGCTCTTGCGCACCGTCACGACTAATTCGTTCAGACATTTTCAGGACTCCGAGTTAAGTTTCAAAACTTCTTTGGCATACTGTTCATTGGTAAGACCAAGCCTACGCGCCAACGCTTCTTGCGATTTAGTCAACGTAATCTTCTTCTTGCCCGCAGTACGGGTTGGAGCAGCAACAACGGTTGCCGGACGTTTCGGTTGTTCCTTCTTTGCCTCACCGAAATAATCGGGAAACACTTCACGCATGCGAGCGTTGATTCGCTCGTAGTACTCATCTGTTCTGGGATCATACCCAGAGTCGACCAGCTTTTTGTGCACCGCCAGCGCGAGACTGGTCATCTCATCATCTTGACCGAACCACTGGTTCTGGGCCTGCCATCGAGCCGCTTTCGGATCGACTTGGGCCTGTGATTGCTGCGGCGTTGATTGACTATATACCTCTTCCTGCGGGACTTGTAAAGCTCTAGGTGTAAAAGCTTTAGCTTGTTCCAGACGGTACCGGGCAGCGGCCAGCTCTTCCTGTGCGGAAATGATCTCGTCTGTGTCGTAACTTTCCTGGGCTTCCTTGAGCTTCTGGCGTGCCAGTTGAAGCTCGGCTTCGGCCTTGGATTGGGCTACGCTGCTCTGTAATTGGGCGTTTGCGTTGTAGTGCTCCCGCAGCCGCTTGTTTTCTTCCAGTAGCTGCTGGGCGATCCGGGCGGCTTCTTCGCGTTCCCGCAAAGCTGCCTCCTTAGCCCTACGCTCGTCGTGACGAGCATGAGTCAACTCCTTCATGCGCTTCTGGACTTTTTCGCTGTACTCCGCAACTTCCTCGTCGGAGACATCCTCTACTTCACGGTCCAGGGGCTTGCGGCCTCGGTCTTCTGGGGGCGTATCGTCTACTACCTCCAGCTCGATGTCGCTTTCTTCGACGGCCTCTGACTCTTGCTCACCAACTACTTCCTGCTCATCAGGAAATTTGTACTCATCTCGATTCGCCATAGATTTTCTCCAGGTTAAGCGCGGCTGTAGCCACGGGGATCTTCAACAACTGCCTCCACTTGGTCATCGTTCAACAGGCGGAATTCACGCCCATGAATCTTGAACCGGGTACCGGAGTAAGCCCTAACTAACACAAAGTCACCCTCTTTACACCAGGGTCCATTTGGGAACTTCACAGGATCCTTGTAGGCATCCGGGCCAGCTTTTAGGACGAATAACACGGTTGTGCTGTGCTCTTCGATCTTGGTAATTGCGTCTGGCTTTAGTAAGTCCGTACCGCTGAACTTATCTTCCACTTCGGGCAGGGCGCATAGGAGCTTCCAGCCTGTCGGTGTCGGCAACTGCGTAGCGCGTTGCTCCGTCTGTACTTCTTCAGTCATCTGATTCCTCAGCTTTCTTGGCAAGGGACAATAGGTGGGACTCTGCCATCGCCAGCCCTTGAATGACGCCGCAGAGTTTTTGATACTCGTCGTAATTCCTGCATACGCCGCCCGCTATGTCGTCGGCGTAGTTGTTCATGTCCTCACGGATCTTTTTGCGTAGAACTTCTACGAATGTGTTTATCACTTGGATTTAACTCCTTTTCGTGGTTGCGCGCTGCGAGACGCGGATTGCTCTAAGGCACGAGCCATGTCCAGCCCAGCCTGTGTTCCTTCTTTCTCGGCTTTAAGGCTGAGTTCTTCATCTGCCACGACCGCCTTGAGAAGGAACTCCTGCTCACGTAGAGCCTGTTCTCTTTCCTTAGCCTGCGCATCGAGGGCGACTTTCTGGGCCTTGATGTCAGCTTCCTTGGCTCGAATGGCAATCTCCTGTTGCTGCATCTGCACAACCGGATCCTGTGCCTGCTGCATCGCCTGCATTGCTTGCACTTGTTTCTGGTTGGTAAGGAGTAGTTGTTTAGCGGCTTCTGCCGTGAGGCGGGAAATCTGGACTTCCAGATTCTCCGGAATACCTTCTTCGTCTTTATCTTCTTCAGACGGTAACGGCAGGGCCATACCGAGCTGCTCTTCGATCTGTTGACGATACTTAAAGCCCAAGTGCTGTGCGATGTGGGCCTGCATTGCAGCGTTGATCTGTTGCGCCATCGGATTCTGTCCGATCGTCTGCGCCATCATCGGGTCTTGCAGGAACGCCATGTGAACCTGCAGGTGGGCATCGTGGTCCTGATACAGGAACGCTTTTAAGGGTTTACCCGTAAGGGCACCCATATTCTCTGTCACAGGGTCACGCGGCTTTTGATCTTCCGCGATCGGAACGAGTTTGGCTGCGTTCTTAATCCCCAGCACTTCGAGCATTTGACGGTGGAGCTGTGGAAGGTCGTAGATCTGTGGTGCTGCCTGGGCCAACTGAATCACTGCCTGATACTGAACAACCCGCTGAGACATCGTTGCGGCGTTGGGATCCGAGACCGGAATCACCTCCACCATGTTGTAGTCAGCCTTCTTGGCTTTCCGTGTTGACGTTTCTGGGTCGTACTTGTAGTCCTCGTCCGTGTAGTCACGGATGATCGTGGCGAGCAGCTTCAGCTCTTGCTTAAAGGCGTAATGAACACGCGCCTGAACAGCCGACATGACCTTGAGCATGCGCTCCAGCAACGCCAGTGTCGTACCCACCGGGGCCTGTGCGCTCATGTCGCTGATCTTCATGTCCGCTGTTGCGGCGAAACGACGACCTTCTTCTACGATCGTACCCAGTAGGTTGTACAGCGTGGCGCTTGGCTCTTTGTACGGCAGTGGTAATATGTTGTCACGGATGGCCCCAGAGGCCACATCAACGTCCCTGAACTCACCAGGAGCGATGGGCGTGTCATCGCCCTTAATCCGTAAACCCCGTGCTTTCAAGCCCCCCGGCAGGTTAGATAACGTACCTGCGTCAACGAGCTGTCTCATGATGGACGTTGCAGAACGTGCGAAGCCACCGATCAGGTGGAAGAGACCAAAGCCGTAAACACCAAACCCAGGGATGTAGATGTAGTGAACGAAGTGGCTGCGCTTCTCTTTGGTTACGTCGTCCTCGTAGAAGTTGCGACGGATAGATAGCACCTCACCGGTACCGTACATAACAGTCACGATATACGGCAGCGCAATCCCTGTTGGCTTGCCGTCTTCCATGTCCTCGTATCCTTCGAGGTCCAGGTTAATCTGCACTTCGTAAATGATGTAACGGTCGTCGTTGATCGCAGAGAACCCAGTCTCTTTGTCCTTGCGCTCCTGCAACTCATTCTTGACCTTCGGAGGATCGCCCAGATCAACGTCGCGGTAAAAGCCTGCTACCTGCAGCTTGCGGATCTCGTTCTTACTCTTGTACATCCGATGCGTTACACGCTCGGCTGTATCAATGCCAGCGGCACCATAAGAAATGATCACGTCCTCTGCCGGAATGAACACCGACATCTGACGCTGCATGCCTGGATCGTAGTAGACCTTCTTAAATGCTGAACCCGTAGCTGGCAGATTCCACAACATCCGCTCGTGCTCTGTTCTGAACTCCGGCATACGCTCTGTCAGCTCGTAGTTCATGTCCTCTTTAACACGCTGAGCTGCTTCTTCTTTCTCGCGTGTGTCCTTACCGATGATCTTTGTCTTGACCGGACCCTGTGCAGGGAAGGTCTCCATGATCGTCTCAGACTGAAAGCGCACTACCGCTTCTGTAATCATGGGGTGGAACACACCGCATGCGCCGTTCCATGGCTCTGTTCTTTCTTCGTACTTCAGACCGAGCAGCGTGATACCTTCTTTATACGTATCTTCCCAGTCTTTACGGGAATCAAGATCGCCGCCGATGTCATCCAACAATTCTTTACCCAGCGTCTGAAGGACAGACTCGTCCATCTTCTCGGTTAAGTTGTCGTAGAAATCTTCTGCCTCTTCGTCTTCTTCAATCTCTAAAATTGTTTCGCCGTCGATGCCAACACGAATGGCTTCTGGATCTTCAATCTCAATCTCCAGCTCCGGCCCTTCCATCATCTCGACTTCTTCATCTATGCCGATGGGCGCTTGGTACAGTCCTTTATCTATTGCCATTATGCAACCTCTTTACGTTGAGCTTTTAAATGATCTGCGGCCATCCAAGCAGAGTTCCATGC